GTAAGTCGTCAGACTTACACAGAAACGTTGCGTGACGACTTATGACACTTATACTTTGTTGGGAATATGTTCACCCTGCCAGCAACGAACAAATTAAATATGAACCGACCCTCACAAGTCGTTACCAATACCCTGACCGTTGGGGACAATTAAGGATTGTGGGAGTCTTTAAAATTTTACTTATGAAAATAATAACAAACCTAATGAGCGAGATTAAAATCTCTTTAACAGAAAATGACATTCGTGTTGCGGTTCAAGAATTTATTGAACGTCGTACCGACCTTGATTTTGGAAACTATCAGTTAACATCGTTTTATGATGGAAAAGCAACTTTTGAAAATGAAATTTTAATAGCGGAGCAATCCGACCCGCAGGGTTAATTGTCCCCAACGGTTTGTGTAAGATTTCGTTGCATATAAAAATCACAGAATTAACGATTAAAAACTGAATTAAATAAATATTAATAGCCTTTGAATTAAGCGATAAGTAGCAATGAATTTTACACGTTGTTACCAACTGTACGGCTTAATAGGCACAAACTTAACAAAATGACAAATTTAGAAAATTACCTAGAAGATGGTGCTAACTACCAAGCAAGAGCAACTTTAATGTTTTTACAAAGAGATGCTGATATTGAAGAAAGTTGGAATGATAAATACAAAAAATATGATGCAGAAATAAAAGTTGCTCGTTGGGAAAATTGCAGGGAACAAGGCTATGTAGTAAGCCTTATGAATGAAAAACGAGAGCAACTAAATATTGCGTTTTTTGAACACAGAAACTCTGATAGTATTTGTGCTGTTAAATGGCGACAAGAAAGTATAAATACACTAACCATTTATAACGCAAAATTTGGTGATGTGTATAAAGATAAACATGATACTTCGCACTCTGTTGGTTATGGTAAGGCTTACGAAATGGCTGAATGGATTATTGAGCAATTAACAGAACATTGGAAAAAAGCACAATCGTAGTATTGTTGGTAACGGCTGTGTGTATGGTGTCGTGGCTACCCAATAAATGCCACTAATTTAATAAACTGGTAAAAATTTGATTATGAAAAATACGACTGAAAATAAAAACAAGCCATGCACTATACATAATGTTAGTGTTAGTTGCTGCTATGATTGTAAAAACTTTGGATATGAACCACCTGCACACGACCAGCCTTACCCTGAATTTTGGTGCAGTAAAAAATATTGGGATGGTGTAGAAAAAACAGATGATTTACTTAAACCAATAGATTGTAAAGACTTTGAACGTAAAAGCAATTAACACTAACGATCCCTGTATATGCTCTGTGGATGCGAAGCATACACGGTAAGAGCATAGGCTTCGCATCTTTAGAGTATATGCAATGTTACATGCTGTGGTCTAGCGGTTAGAAAAGACTTGAATAAATATGTAATATGATTGTCGATGCGAACGCCTTACAGGGATCGTTACAGGCAATCGAGCATACAGAGGAAAATTATTTAAAATTTAAAAAGATGAAAATATTTATGATTGTTCTATTCGGAACATCTGTGATAAGACAGGCTATTCGATTTGTAAATGAAAAAGATAAAAAAGGCATAGCCTTTATAATAACAATAATGTACGTAGTGGCTTATGCTATATTGCTAGAACACTTTTTAACTTTTAAATGATTTATGGATGCGTCCGCAGGCGATTGCCTGTAACGTAATTGTATAACAAAAGTTATGGATTTAGAACTTTGGATTTGGATAATAATAATGACCTTTTGGAATGTGTACTTTACTTGCAAAGACGACTTTAACAAATAATTTTTGTTATACAGTGTTATCTATCTGGCACAATGCACGAAATAAGCAACTAAAAGAATTTTAACAAATATGAAAATAAGTAAGAAATGGGCAATGCCTAACGGAAATACATTTGAAATAAAACCGATTAAGGAATTTATACAGTTTTACAATTATAGCAATTTGGAATCTGCTGACCCTTTCGCAAACAGGAACAGGATTGCCAAGTATGTTAATGACCTAGACCCAGAAATGGAAACGGAATTTAATATGGATGCAATAGACTTTTTAAAAACCTTTGAAGATGAAAGTTTAGACTTGGTGTTTTTTGACCCACCTTATAGTCCTAGACAGGTAAGTGAATGTTACAAAAAACTTGGCAAAACTGTGAATATGCAAACAACTCAAGCAAGTTTTTGGGCAAATATGAAAATAGAAATTGCTAGAATTTTAAAACCTAACGGAATAGCATTGTGTTTTGGTTGGAACTCACAGGGAATAGGTAAGACAAGAGGTTTTATTATGGAAGAAATTCTTTTAGTTGCGCACGGTGGACACCATAACGACACTATTTGCACAGCCGAAAGAAAAAGCACAGACCTTTTTAGTGCTTGTAGATAACGTTTGAGATAAGATTAGTTGCGTATTAAAACATAAAAAAAATAGAAATGGACGAATATAAATTACAAGACATTTGGAAAAAAAAATTACGTGAATTTAATGACGTAATGAGATTAGATAGCATTATCATTCGAGCAATGCGGGAAGCTATTAAAGAAGCACAGACCGAGCAATTAATTTTATCTGGTGTTAGCCAACAACGTGAACTGTTAGATTGGCTTTCTAATGAACCAGACCACAATATAAGAAAAAGTGATATTGATGAAATACTACAAGATTTTAAATATTACCAATCTAATTGTGGCTAACGTATGGGGGATATGTTTCGTTGCGTGGGTGTGAGCGTTGAAGCTTGCTTCTAAACGCGGGAAACCCGAAAGCAACGTAAAAAAAAGATAGCGTCATTGCAGAGCAATGAAATATATACCGTGTTAATGCGGGTAACCGAGGACAAATCGAAAAACAAAAAGATTATGGAGCAAAGATTTACAATTAATGAAAAGAGATGCCCAAAATGTGAAGAGATTAAAAGTGTTGATGAATATCACCAATATTTTTCTAAGTCTCGTAAAAAATGGCGTATTGGAAATTATTGTAAGCCATGCGCTCGTAAAGACTCAAAAAAACGAGTGAAGATTTATTTTGAGGAAAACAAAGAAGAGCGGTTGCGGTATGCACGGGATTATAGAAAAAAAAATCCTAAAAAAGTAAAAAAACTATCGGCGTATTTTACTAAAAAATATAGGGAAGAACTTCAAGATTGTTATGTAGCTGAATTTGCTGCAAAATCTTTAAAATGTTCGACAAAAGAAATCCACGATAACCCAGAACTTTTAGAGGCTTATCGCACAAATATGAAAATTAAACGTAAAATCAAAAAATTGAAAGATGGCAAAAAATAAACTTTCAGACTTAAACAATCATTTATTCGCTCAATTAGAAAGATTGAATGATGAAGATTTAACAAGTGAGCAAATCGAAAATGAAGTGAAGAGAGCTTCAGCAGTAACTGGTGTTGCAAGCCAGATAATTCAAAATGCAAAAGTTACAGTTGATGCAATGAAGCTGGTTTCAACAGGGAAAGTAAGATATACTGATACACCTGAAATATTTGGTTTAAAGAAGATTAGTGAAAAATCTTAGTCGCTACTGCGTAGCGCAACGCTATCTTTTTTTAATATCCCCCATACGTTAAAGCGGATTAGAAAAACGGGGAAAAGTAGTGAAACGGATTTTGTTTTTCGTGTCCCAATGAGAAGCGAAACAAACGAAGTGCAGTTGAGGTTCGAGTTGAGGTTATCCGCTTTAACTTTTGGGGGCTAAGTACTGTTGTGGTCGGCGGTCGCATCAAGTTTACTTGAAATGCGAGAGTAGCCGTCATAGTAACAGTCATTAAAAGAGCCATTGCGAAGCAATAGTATTTAGCCCGTGTTATCGGGCGTAACGAACACACTAAAATAAAACGATTAATTATGGATTTATTTGAATTAAGAAGAAAATCAGACAAATTTATGGAAGATAGTATCCAGACTGTAAATGCCCCGATGTTGGATAATGGACTATGTGAAAGTATCGCATTACAAATGGGTTTTTCGTTGGATAAACACTATGAACACGATGAATGGGAAACACTTCGGTACAAGAAAGGTGTTTTGCAATTAGAGTTTACCTATCGAATAGACAACGGAAAAATTGAAACGATTGATATTACAATAGATGAAGTAGTGGGATTGTCTGTATCTGAAAATGATGTAAGGCACTTAGATAGAATACTCAACAAACCTAAGCCACCTACGCAGTAGGTGCAAGGCTCTTTTAATGAGTAGCCCCCAAAAGTTATCGGGCATCAGAAAAATAGTTGAAACGCAGTTTTATTTTTCGTGTGCGAAAGCGAAGAACGAGCCGTAGGCGAAGTGATGAGGTTGAGGTTATGCCCGATAACGCCCGCAGGTATGTTTCGTTGCCGTGTATGAAGAAGTACGAGCTTGCTCGATGCTTCGGGAATACGAAAGGGAACGAACGATTTAAAAGCCCTCATTGCAAGGCAATGAAATATACCTAATGTTCACAACACGTAACCGAAAACAAATTAGTAATCAATAAATAACGAAATATGAAAGAACTATTTAGAGCAAAGGAAATTCATCAGGAGATAATTACTTTAGATAAAGAAATAATTAGTCTTGAAAAAATGCTAGACTTAGTTATAAAAGAAGATTTAAAAGTTAAGTCAAAGGCTAGGGTTATTAAACCAATGAAAGAAGAAAAAAAAGATGATGAATGCAGTTATTCCGGTATAACGCTTTTTTTCCCTGGCAGTTCTTCTAAGCCTAAAAAAAATTGGGACTTTGATAAGAAGCTAAACACAACTGAATTTGTCGTTATGTATGCAGCTTTATTAAAATATAAGCAAGAACACAGGATTAAGTTAATCCAAGAGTTTAATAAATTATCATTGAAGCTTAAAATTTAAGTCGTCAACGTAGTTGGCGCAAGGGCTTTTTAATCGTTACCTGCGGGCGTTCACAACAATTAGCTTTGCACCTAAACGGAATGAAATGAGTTTTGCAATGCGTATCCGAGTAAGCAACCTCGAGCGTAGCGATGAGGTTGTGTTGAGGTTATTGTTGTGAACATCTTATATCAATCATTTAAAAGTTTAAACCAATGAAGAATACTAAAAACACTGCCAGTATCAGCGATAGGTTTGGTAAATACCTTCACGAAAAAGGAATACCAAATGAGGAATTGTTTAAATGTTTAAACCATCTTCTTGACTATTCCGGATGTAAACCAATAAGACAGTTCGCAGAAGAAAACAATATCAGCGTTCAATCAGTATACCAGAACCATATTACAAAAACCATTCTCGGCAAAAAGGTGGTTTTTGATAACTTATAATTGATATCGAATGTTGAGAACTATGTGTACAACTACTACATAGAATCATTATAAATAACAACATCTTTCCTTATATTTGAATACCACGATTATGAAAATCCTACGTTCTGTAGGTAGTATTGAGTAACATCCGAATTTTCGGGTACAACATATTTTAAACCCCTCATCCCATACAAGGAGAGTAAACCAATTCAAACAAAGCTAGTAGAAGGGAGTTATCCAAGTACAACCTACATAGCTAATTCTTAAAAAGAGCATCTTACGTATGCGAGAGGGGTTAAAAGCATTATGATAATTTGAAATAGAGAACAATCCAGACTACATCCTTTTAGGATTAAACATAATGAACTATGAAGCGGACGACAATAGCGAGGGGTGTTTAGTAACAATTGGATTGCTGATCGTAAACCTTAATTTCTATTTATGAAGCATAATACTAAAGTAACACCATTAAAAGCCACTGATGAGAAGAACCTCTTTAACTTAAGAATCAAAACCTACAAAGGCGTTCTATACGATGAGAACCACACCGAATCCGAATTAAGAGAAATGATCGAAGTAATTGACAACGGCATAGGAACGCAACTAAGATGAAAGAAAGTAAATCTAAATGCAACTGCTGGCTAAATAACGAGTGGTGCAAATGTTACTCTAATGAAGAAGAACAAAACACTGTAGTTGAATAAACAAGTTTTTTCAAAATGGCAAAACAACACGGAGGTAGAAGAAAAGGTGCAGGGCGAAAGCCTAAAGATGAAGAACAAAAGATTATCGAGCGTTTAGATAAACACATCGACAAAGACAAGCCGTTTAAAATACTTGAGAAGCTAATAACCGAAGAAAACTTTAATGCTCTTAAGCTCTACATGGAGTATAGGTTCGGGAAACCAAAAGAAACAATAGAGAACAGCCACAGCTTCTCTAAACCGCCAAAGAAAACGTTTGAGGACTTTGGAAGCGACCAGTAAAACATCAATAAAATACAAACCTCTTTACGATCTACTGCACGTAGATAAAGCCTTAGACCCTAAAACTAAACTATCCAAAGAAAAAAAAGAGTACTACAAATCTTTATCTTTAGTTGATACGGTTATATTAACCGGTGGTAGGGGGTCGGGTAAATCTTTTGAAGTAGGAGATTGGACGGTAGAAGCCACTTTGCAATACGATTTTAAAACGTTATACACTCGTTTCACAAATGTATCTATGAGTGATAGTGTTATACCAGAGATAACAGAAAAAATAGAAAACTCCGGATTACTCGATTACTTCACTTTCACAAACAACAAATACTATTCAAACTGCGGGGATGGCCTTATATCTTTTAAAGGCATAAAGACTGGATCACACGGGCAAACAGCAAACCTAAAATCTTTAAAAGGGTTTAATGTTATGGTAACTGACGAAGCTGAGGAAATACCCGATTACAAAACTTTTGAAAAAGTGTATTATTCCATACGCTCAAAAGACAAACAGAACCTTTCTATATTACTTCTAAACCCAACTACTAAAGACCATTGGATATATCAAAAGTTCTTTAAAGAAAACGGTGTGCCGGATGGATATAACGGAATTAAAAACAATGTTCTATACATCCACACAAGCTACAAAGACGTAGACCCTAAGAACATTCCAGAAAACATAGTGCGAAGCTATGAACTAATGAAAGAGCGAAGCCCACAAGACTACGAACATATTGTTATGGGTGGGTGGATTCAAGACCTGGAAGGCGCATTGTTTAAAAGAAATGACTTTGATTACTTCTCTTTAGACAACTTCAACTTAGAAAATGTAGAAACAGTGGTATCGTTTATTGACGTTGCAGATCGTGGCACTGACAGCCTTAGTATGCCAATAGGAATGAAGATAGGAAGCCTTATCTATATTTACGACTGGTATTTTACACAAGACAATCAAGATATAACCATTCCAGAAATTACATATAAAAGCATCGAAACCGGTATACAGCACATGGCCGTTGAGGTTAATGGAGTAGGAGGGGGCTACTACGAAAGCCTAATAAAAAGTGTTGGATGTCTTACATACCCTTTTAGCCAACAAGCCAACAAACACAGCCGTATCATTCAGAACAGCGGTTTTATTAGAAATTACTTTGTGTTTAGAAACGACTATGAATCCGGTAGTATGTACGATAAGGCTATGAGAGAGTTGTTTAATTACAACAAAGACGATAAGCTAAATAGAAAGGATGGCTATAACGATGACGCTCCGGATAGTATCACCGGGCTGTGGATTACTTGCAAGGATCTATTCCCTAACGACTGGATATAGAGAATGTTGATAATTAAGTTAACAACTATTAGTATTATTTATGAAAGATAAGAAAAAAAAGAGTAATATTGCAAGTAGGGTGTTGTGTGGTTGTACCAAAACACGGTATTTAGGAGAAGATATTGACAGCGGGAAAGTGCTGTGTAGGTGTGGGAACATCAATGAGATAGAAGATTCTAAGACAATCAAGTATTACCCTAACAAGTTAGCTAATTCGTATCAATCAAGGCTCGCAGGAAGCATAACAAAGAAAGGGGCATAGGCTCATTTCTATACCATAAGCTGGTTATCAAATTTATTTAAGCCTACTTATTTTGAGCGTGACCGACAAGGAAACGTTTGGTATACTGTAGGCGGTCATTCTTCAGATTGGGGGCTAGGCAATAAACTTAATTGTCTACTTACTAATCCAGTAGCTTTTAGATGTGTTGATCTAATAAGCGATTTATTTAGCCAAGCTAAGTTCTACGTAAACGAAAGCGATAGTCATTATTTAGTAAATCTTCTAAACAACCCTAATCCCTTTCAATCAAAGCAGGACTTCTTAAGGGAGTATCTATTCTTTAAATATGCGTATGGTTGGGTGTATGAATATCCGATATTAGGTTCTGGTATAAAAGAACCGTCAGCGGTCTATAACCTTAATCCCGGTTGTATTGAATATAACAAAGAATTTCCGACCCGCTTAATCTTTGAAAAGCAAGATGTTTCCGAGTTAAAAGAAAAACAGTTTAAGTACACCGAAGAACACCAAGAGCATAAATTCAATATTTCCGAAGTAATACCATTCTTTGACGTTGCCAATGGCTTGTCAGAGGATTTTTTATTGAAAGCCCCCTCAAGACTTGATGCTATCCAAAAAAACATTAAGAACATTGACACAGCTTTAGTAGCTGAAAACACAGCATTAAGACAATCCGGTACTAAGATAGTATCGGGATCGGAAAAAGGGCAAGGTATTTCAAGGCCACTCGATCCAAAAGACAAAGAGAATATAGAGAACGCTTATAAGGGGTATGGCAACGCAGGTCATAAAGGCAATCTAATTGCTACCAATGCGATGGTAAGCGTTTCAGACTTGCACACTAAACTATCCGACTTACACATAGACAAGTCTATGCAGCACAATGCTTTAACCATAATGAATACTTTCGGAATACCGCAAGAGCTTTATCCTATTATAGCCGGTAGCGGAAGCAAGTATGACAACTTCGAGCTTGCTATGGTTTCATTATGTCAGAATGTGGTACAAAACCAATTAGACGATTTCTGCAACTCTTATAAATCACATTTCGGCCTTAAAGAAGAATTTAAAGCGACCCTAGATCACTTGCCTTGCATGCAAGTAATAGAAAGCCAAAAAGCAGATAAGGCTTTAAAATTAAGCACAGCGATAAGAAACTTAAGCGGTTCTAATATTGACCCCGAAAAATTTTTAGAAACCGTTGGAATAAACCTACAAGAAGATGGAAAAAATAACTAAACATCAAGACACTTCCGTTAAGGATGTTTCTGTAAAAAAAGGAATAGTAACCCTACAGATAAGCCGATTCAATAAATACGATTACGATAATGACCGTATGATGAAAGGCGCATTTACAAAAACGTTTAAAGATGGTAAGCAAGTCCATTTGGTAGATCATAAAGTAGGCACTTCAACTTTTGTAGGGCTACCAATTAGAAAAGACCCGGACAGCCTAATTATCGAAAGTCAGTTAAACCTAAACAAAACCGTAGCGAGAGAGTTATTAAGCGATTACGAGTTTGGTCTTAAACACGACAGAAGCCTACAGCACTCACAAGGTTTTATCCCGGTTATTAAAGAAGAAAACGAGAAAGGGGGGTATGACTTCCACGAGGTTAATATGAAAGAATACAGCACTGTTTTGTTTGGTGCTGAGAGTGACACACCGGTTCACGCTGTTAAGAACGCAGAGGATGCTATAATGCTTATAGAGAAGTTAGAGCAGCGTTTAAAGTTTGGTTTTTTAACCGATCCAAGCGGTGTACAAATTGAAAAACATATTGAAGCAATAAAGAGATTAATTCAAGAGCCGTCAAGCGACACTCTGGATGAGTCAGAAAACGAAGCCGTCAAGGACACTTCACATTTAGTAATGTTCAACTTTAAAAACGTGTAAAATGACACAAGAAGAAGCACAAAAAAAAGCTGAAGCGTTCGAGAGTAAATTAAAAGAAACGCAAACAGCTATTGAAAAAGCGGCTACCAAAGAAGAATTGGAAGCTGTTACAAAATCGGTTGAAGATATGACCGAAAAATTTAAGGGATTAGTCAAAGCAGAAGATATTGATGGAATCAATAAATCTCTAAAAGAACAAGGCGAAGCTATTACGGCTATTCGCAAAAAAGGTTCTGCATCTGAAGGAAAAGATTTTTGGGGCGAGTTTCAGAAGAACTTAGAGGACAATAAAGAAACCTTAAAGGATATGAAGTCCTCTAACTCAAAATCTGAATTGGAGTTTACTTTAAAAGTCCCTGCTTTAATGACTACAACCAATGCAGGAGCCGGAATTGCTTTTAACCCAGCTTTTTTAACAGAAGTTGTGCCAGGGGTTCAATCAACGCCAAAGCAACAGCCTTATCTTCTTAATTACGTAAATAGACGAGCAACTAACGCTCGTACTATTTATTGGATTGATAGAGTAACAGGCGAGGGCGATGCAGCTTTTATTGCTGAGGGTGCTTTAAAGCCTTTAGTAGATGTTGACTATGTGCCAAAGAGCGCAGAAGTTAAAAAGGTAGCTGAAAGATGGAAGTACTCAGAGGAGATGATGGAGGACACCCAGTTTATCCTTGCTGATGCCAGAGAGCATTTTGAAGAACTTATCCGATTGAAGATTGACGATAAGATTTTTGCAGGAGATAGCGGTTCAACTGCTGCTGAGGTAGATGGTATCACAACTTTTGCTGGAGCTTTTGTTGCTCCTAGCGCATTAGCTGATAGTGTTGCAGATGCAAACCTAGATGATGCCGTAGTAGCAGCCGCAACGCAAATTCGTTTAGGAAACTTTATGCCTACTCACGTATTCTTAAACCCTGCCGATGTTGCTGCTATGCAGTTAACAAAAGCGTCTGACGGTCATTACTTGATCCCTCCATTTGCAACTGCGAACGGACTTCAGATTGATGGTTTAACAGTTGTATCTACAAACAGAATCCCTGCGGGTAAAATTCTTATTGGAGATCCAAGCAAATACACAGTAGCGTTTAAGGACGATGTAACCTTTAAGGCCGGATGGGAAAATGATGATTTCTCTAAAAACCTTAGGACTTTCTTGCTTGAAGCTCGATTGGTTGGTTATATGAGTGCTAATCACTCTGGGGCATTAATCTATGATGATATTTCAAACATCACAGCATTATTAGACCCATCAGTAACAGACCCAGCATAGTAACTTAAATATTTTAAATAATGGCAAATAAGAAAGAAAACAAAGCAAAAGAGGTTTTAAAGCAAAAAGCCGAAAACAAAGAAGTAATCCGTTTTCGTGATCGTGTTGAGGTGGAAATAACCAAAGACACCAAACACTTTAAAAAAGGATATAAGATGGAAATACACCCATCTATGGCCGACATTCACGTAGCAAACGGTTACGCTAAAATAGTTAAGTAAATATGATAACCCAACTCGACATATTCCAGAAAGACCCTTTGAAGATTCCTAATTCGGTAAGCACTCCTAATGGGGCTAATGCCGTTGCGGATGTTCAAAACTTTGTGGATCTGTACGAGAAGGAAATACTTATCGATGGACTTGGTATTGAGTTGTACGATTTATTAGTTACTGAATATGCCGACTTGGATAACGCTTCACAGCCTATCAAGGACTTGGTAAACGGTAAGGAATACACCGCTAACAGCTTAACAGTAAAATGGGAAGGATTGAAAAATTACTCTTTCCTTCCCTATTATATTTATTGGAAGTACATACAAGAGAAGCAGGATGTTTTTACAACTTTAGGGGTAGAAAGACCAGAGGGTGTAAATAGCGCACACGCATCTTCGGTATATCGTGCTACTGATAAATACAATGAATTTTTACGCAAATATCAAGGAGTAGATCAAGCACCACGAGTAATACATACAAGCTATGGTTATGGAGTAGACTACCAAGTATCTACAAGCACGATACGATCACTGTATCAATACTTGAACGATAACAAAGCAGACTATCCGACCTTTCGCTTTACTATGCATTACCCCTTAAACTCGCATGGAATATGATAGTTTTTGAGGATGGGATTGAAGCAATTATAAACCAAATGCCAGAAATGGGTGGTTTTGCTATTAATTTTCATTGGGGCGATCAAGATGAGTTGAATAGGTATATCGCGTTGAAAGGACAACCATACCCGATCGTATGGCTTGTATCTGGAAATGAAACCCACGATGATAGGAATGAAGAAGTAACAAGGGATTGCAGATTTATTATTGCAGTTCGTGAAATTCAAACCGACAAACTGAATGATTATAGGCTTAAAAACTCTTTTACTAATTGGTTAAATCCGTTAACGGAAAGATTGATTGAGGGGTTAAAAAAGTCTAAGCTAACTGATATTCCGGAAAGGAATTATAAAATCGAGAAGCACCCAAATTATTCAGATAGTGGGAAAAACAAAACGATAGACCTATGGGATGCTATAACCATCGACTGTAAGGTAACAATGATTAACAATTGTCAAAACACGATAAAATGGCAAACAAATTAAAAAAGGCAAAAACGCCAATAGCAGAAAAGAAAGAACCAACGCAAAAGTACCTATTAAAAAGGGATTATCCTACAACTAATGGAGTGCTAAAGGCAGGGAAATTCATTGAAGCTACAGAGCGAGGTCGCCAAATATTAACACAACAAA